GAAGGAAGTAATGATAGTGTAGTTTTTGATACAGCAGGAGCTGCAAGTGTTGATTGGTTAATACCTGGTATGGTTGTAGCAATTGGAGATGTTGACGGTAATTCTGTTCCAACAACTGCAAATGTTAGAATTAATACAGTTGATAATTCAGTAAGTGGTCAAACTACTTGTAGTGTGACTGCAATATCACATGTTGGTTCAACTACATTAGCATTAGCTGATGACTCAAAATGTACAGTTATTGGTACATCATTTGAACAAGGTTCAGGTGCGCCAGATGTATTTTCACAAGAGCTTGACCATGATTTAGGTTATACCCAAATTTTTAAAACTGCTTGTGAAATGACTAATACTGCAAGAGCAACAATCTACAGAGGTTATGCTGATGAGTTCCAAAGAATTTGGAATCTTAAATTAAGAGAGCATAAAGTAGATATTGAAAGAGCAATGTTATTTGGTCAAAAAGGTACTTCAGGTGGTATTCAATATACTGATGGTATTGTTGGTTCAACTATTAAAAATGGTTATGCTCAAGTCGTAAACAATGGTGCTCAACTATCTTACAATTCAGGTCTTCCATATTATAAATCAAATGCAGCATCAGAATGGACTTATGATGATATGCTTTCTGATTTTGAAGTAATATTTGACCCTGCTAGAGGTGGTGGAAGAGCTAAGTTAGCTTTAGCTTCAAGACCAGTAATATCTCATTTCAACAAACTAGGTGCTAGTGACTTTATTAATGGTAGTTTAGCAGGTGAATCTCGTTATAACTTCCCAGCAAGTCAAGGTGCGTTTGGACATTTAGTTAATAAAGTTCAAACAATCCATGGTGATGTAACATTGGTTGCTGAATCATTATTCAGAGGTTTTTCTGCTGGATTTATGATGATGGTTGACCTTGACCACGTTGCTTATAGACCTCTTGTTGGAAATGGAATAAATCGTGATACTTCAATAACAACAAATGTGCAACAAGCTGATGAAGATTTAAGAAAAGATATGATTCTTACAGAAGCAGGTCTTGAAATAAGTCTTCCTGAAACTCATGCACTTATTAACTTGGAGGGCGTGTAAAATGAGAAGTGATGTATTAAACTCAAATAGTAATAGTTATGGTAAAGTACACGATGTTAAAGATGTAGAGCTTGTATCTGCGGCAAAAACATTAAATCTTTCTGATAGTGGAAAAGTGTTTATGTGTGAGTCATCAGGTGGAGCTTACGAAATAACATTACCTCCTGCAACTGAAAATAAAGTAGGTTGGAATTGTAAATTTATTGTATGGGAAGAAACTCCTACAGCAGATATTACAATTGCAGCAGGAAGTGCTATACTAAGTGGTGTTAATAAAGATGCTGGTGGTGATGCTGCTAATTCTACAGCAGGAACACAAGTTTCTAATATTATTCTTGACACAACTGCTGAAAGAGGCGATGTTGTTGAAGTAATGTATTATGGAGACGAATATGTGTTTACTGCGTTTAGTAGTATTAACAATGGTATCCAAACATCATAATCCGAATCAATAAGGATTAATAGTTTTGTAGAACTATGGAGGTTATCGTATAAAGGGTAGCCTCCGAATCTACTAAAAATTTTTTAATAATAAGAGTACATTCACGGTCAAGTCAAGACCTTAAAGTACACTCGAAAGGAGAATAAAATGGCAGAAACAGATATACACGGAAGAACGGTTGTTGAAAAAATAAACTCAATGGATGTTGATTTAATTGGTTCTACACCTGACATAGCAGAAGCAACTTATTCAACTGGTGATTTAATGGCAGAAGGTAAAACTATTGACAATGCAGTAGCAGTTAATGGTGGTTCTTGTATTTTACAATCTATAACTGCAATAGATACATCAGATACTGGCGGTACTATATATGTTATAATAACTAATACAGGTGCAACTGATTTAGGAACAGTTGGTAATGCAATTAATGCAGCAGATGCAGTAGCAGACAATAGTGTAGCTATTGTTGAACTTTCTAATTGGACAGATATTGGTGGTGCTAAAGTTTGCACAAAAGGCAATATTGGTCTTGTTATGAAAGCTGTATCTACTTCTAAAAATTTAAAATATGGTGTAGTTAATGTAAGTGGTGGTGATATTGTTATTGGTTCAGGTGAAGATATTATCTTTAAATTTGGTGTGGTAAAAGATTAATGTTTGCTAAAAGCATAGTAACAAGAAGTGGTGATGTATTTAGA